GTCAATCATATTCACCTCAATATTCATCTTCATAGCTTCAGCTAGATACTCAGGATCAGCTAAAGCCTTAGCAAAGGCTTCTCGGAACTCTTTGGTATTCTTGGCTGGGATACCGGGAGGTGCAACAAACGGTCTTAACATTGCATAGCTTGCCTCTACAGTAGATAGTATTGTTTTGTCCATATCTGATTGTACCACCTCTGCGAGGGTCTGTACATCTTTATATTCAGGATGCCTATTAGTTCCATTCCCAAATTGCATGCATGCCTTGATACCTGAGTCTGGCTTTAACCATTGCGGTTTCTGTGTTTTGATGCCAATTAAGTTGTAGATTACAGCATCAACCTCTTTCCTCTCAAGTGCCAATCTAGCATCACCAGTTGTAGCATAACCAGTGACAATCTTAGCATCTAGCTTAGCTAGGTCACGAACGAGGAAGGCCGGATTTACACCAGCATAGTTCTCAGAACCGATGATCTTTGGATTATCAGTATTACACCACATGATGACTGCATCCTTACGGCCATCAACGTTAGATCCGATCCAGGTAAACTTACTCGCGTCATACTGAACGTTAGGTCCACCGAGAGCACCGACTAATGGAATCTCCTTATAGAACGTACCAATGACCGACCCATCCTTAGGTGCATAATTATATAGGTAGTTAGCTGCAACCATACTTGCTGCTCCAGGCATAGACTGGATGACAAGTGTGGGCTGATTTGGGAGGTGTTTAACTAGATACTTACCGAGGACTCTGGCGTTGATATTGTAGCTATCGTTGTCAGATGGGACGATAATCTTAAGGGTGTCTGCCACAACTGGTGTGACCATTAGGGTCAAAGCGAGGGCAATCGCTCGAAACATTTACTTCTCCATGAGATAAATAACAAAGAATCACGTTTGTATTTATAGGATCCTCCAATGGCTGCCATTTCATCTAGAGACGAATTTAAGAAATACTGCCTTAGAAAGCTAGGTGCACCGGTCATTGAGATCAATGTTGAAGATGATCAACTTGAGGATCGTGTTACCGAGGCCATCAGCTACTATTGGGACTATCACTTTGACGGTGCTGAGAAGACTTACTATAAGGTTCAGGTTACTACCACAGACATCAATAATCGATATATCACTATCCCGGATAATATCATTGGTGTTGTGAACATCTTCCCAGTAGGTAACGCCCTGAGCACTAACAACATGTTCAATCTTCGCTATCAAATATCGTTGAATGACCTGTATACATTGACATCTCAGAGCATGGTGCCGTATGTGATGGCGATGCAGCATCTACAGTGGCTAGAGCAGATTCTTGTTGGCCAACAGCCTCTTAGATATAATCGTATCATCGGTAAGTGTTATATCGATATGGATTGGAATGTTATTACCCCTGGTCAGTATCTGATCCTAGAGGCGTATCAGGTCGTTGATCCGGAACTTTTTGTTAAGGGTTATAATGAGCGTTGGCTTCAGAACTATGCTACAGTCCTTATTAAGGAGCAGTGGGGAAGTAATCTAAAGAAGTTTGAGGGTATGACCCTTCCCGGTGGTTTAAAGTTTAATGGTCAGAAGATCTATGATGAAGCTCGTCAAGAGCGACTGGCCATGGAGCAGGAGATGATCACTGGCTTCAGCATGCCCGTTTACGATATGATCGGCTAACATGGCAACTAACTTCTTCTTCAATAACTTTAAGGCTAGTGGTGAGCAAAGGCTTCTAGAGGATCTGATCGTTGAGTCGATTAGAATCTATGGCGAGGATATGACTTACATTCCACGCAACTATGGTAAACCTGATGTTCTATACACTGCTGACGACCAATCATACTACATGTCGTCATATTCTATAGAGATGTACATCAAGAGTGTCGATGGATTCTCTGGTGATGGCAGCTTCATGTCTAAGTTTGGCCTTGAGATTAGGGACCAGGTTATCTTCTCTGTTGCGCAAAAAACGTTTGCAAATGAAATCGGATTGCCCACTGGGTTCACCCGCCCACGTGAAGGTGACCTTATATTCTTCCCATTGAATAAGAAGTGCTTTCAAATCAGATATGTCAATAAGTTTGAGATGTTCTACCAACTAGGTAGCCTGCAGACATGGGAAATGACTTGTGAGTTATTCGACTACTCATCAGAGATTATGAATACCGGTATTGCTGAGATTGACGTCCTTCAAGAAAAGTTTAGCACTAATATACTTCAGTTTGCACTTAAAACAGATGATGGTGACTTTATTCAGAATGAGGATGGAGACTTTATCATGACTCATGACATCATGTATGATCCAATCGTCGGCAGTGATGCACCTAACGTATTCAACGCAGAGTCTAATGATATTATAGACTTTAGCCAGGTTGATCCATTCAGCGAAGGTCATATCTAATGTTCGGTCAAAATTTCTACTTCTCGACTATTAGAAAATACGTGACACTATTCGGCACACTATTTGATGATATTACAATCATTCGTACGGACGCTGAGAATCATTTGAATGCAGTTATCAAGGTGCCAGTCACCTATGCTTCTAATGATAAGATGATTGCACGTATGGAGCAGGACCCGGACATTGATAGACCGACGTCTACACCTACTCTCCCAATTATGTCATTTGAGATGACAACCCTAACCTATGATAATACACGTAAGTTGAACACTATCGGTAGAAGCGCCGTAGCTAATACAAATAATAGCTACTCATATCAGTATAATCCAGTTCCATATAACATTGGTTTTAAGCTATACATCTATGTAAAGAACGCTGAGGATGGTACAAAGATTGTAGAGCAGATTCTTCCATACTTTACACCTGACTTTACGACTACTCTAAAGCTTATCCCTGAGATGGGTATCAACATGGATATTCCAACAGTGTTAGGTGCCATCACGCAGGAAGACAAGTATACAGGTGATTTTAGAGAGCGTAGGGCTATTGTTTGGACATTAGACTTTACTATGAAGGGTTACATATATGGCCCAATCAAGAAAGCTCCGATCATCCTCTTTGCAAATACGGTATTCTATACACCCAAGGACATCAATAACCTCGCGAACACCGAGTATACAGACTATGTGTCAGTCCGCCCTGGGTTGACTGCTAATGGTGAACCAACATCAAACGCTGATCTTTCTATCAGCCCATATGACATCGTTGCCTCTGATGACTATGGATATATTATCGAGAAGGGTTACAATAATACATGAATGCAAACAATGATCCGTTAGGCGCAGCGCTTAACCTGACTCCATTAGCTACTGATAATGCAGTTAAATCCATAGTCGCAAAGGCTCATAATGATACAGCCAAGAATGACTTCGAAATGGCTCGAGCCAATATTCACGAGGTTATTCAGAATGGTACATATGCAATTGAGAAGCTATCGCAGATCGCCGATCAGAGTCAACACCCGAGAGCCTTTGAGGTTCTAGCGACCCTCATGAAAACGATGCTTGATGCTAATAAGGATTTACTCGACCTTCAGAAGAAGATTCGTGAAATTTCTGCTGCTGACGAACCTACAAATGAGAATGCTAAGCAGGTGACAAACAATCTATTTGTTGGTTCTACAGCAGAGCTTCAGAAAGCTATCGAGGACATGAAGAATGGATCTAAGTCAGCTTAAAGGTTACAACGGCAATCGAAGCTTAAAGCGCACCAATCAAGCTATTGAGTGGACACCTGACCTGGTCAACGAGTATGTGAAGTGCTCACAGGACCCAATCTACTTCATTGAAACCTACATGAAGATTATCAACATCAATGATGGATTGGTGAACTTCAAATTGTATGAGTATCAGAAGGAGATGGTATTAGCGATGAAGGAAAATCGCTTTAATATCATTGCTACTGCTCGTCAGGCCGGTAAGTCAACCGTAACATGCGGATTCATCCTTTGGTATATCATCTTCCATGGTGAAAAGACTGTTGCACTTCTAGCAAACAAAGGTGAGACTGCTCGAGAGATTCTCGGTCGTGTCCAGTTAGCGTATGAACATCTGCCTCGCTGGTTACAGCATGGTGTTAAAGAATGGAATAAGGGTTCATTTGAGCTTGAGAACAACTCACGCGTGATCGCAGCTGCTACCTCTAAGTCAGGTATTCGTGGTTACTCCATCAACCTACTATTCATCGATGAGGCTGCATTCATCGAGAACTGGGATGAATTCTTCACATCGGTATATCCTACCATCTCGTCTGGTAAAGATTCTAAGGTTATTCTCGTATCAACGCCAAATGGTTTGAATCACTTCTACTCCCTATGGGTAAATGCTCGTGAGGAGAGAAATGGATATAAACCTATTCAGGTTATGTGGAATGCTGTTCCTGGCCGTGATGAGCAATGGAAGCAAGACACACTAGCCTCGATGAACTTTGATACTGAGAAGTTTGAGCAGGAATATTGTGTTGAGTTTATGGGTTCATCTGGCACACTTATTGCCGGTTGGAAGCTTAAGGAGCTCATACATCAGGTACCTATTGTCCTAAAGCAGGGATTATCACAATATGTCCTTCCCGAGAAAGGACATTCCTATATCATTATGGCTGACGTGTCACGAGGTAAGGGACTAGACTACTCTGCTTTCCATATCATTGACGTCACAAAGATGCCATATAATCAGGTATGTGTCTATAGGAATAATTCAATCACACCATTAGACTATGCTGCTATTATCCATAAGATGGCCATGGCCTATAACCAAGCTTCTGTTATGGTTGAAATCAATGACATTGGTGAGCAGGTTGGACAATCACTACACTTCGATCATGAATATGAGGGTGTCCTATTGACAGAATCAGCTGGTAGAGCTGGTAAGAGAGTGACACTTCGAAGCAGTGGTCCATCAGTTGATTGGGGCATCAGAACAACAAAGATAGTCAAAGCAGCCGGTTGTTCTATCATCAAGCTGTTGATTGAACAGAATCAGCTGATCATTAATGACTTCCATACGATCGAGGAGCTAGCAACCTTCTCTCGTAAGCTTAATAGTTATGAGGCCGAGGAAGGTAAGCATGATGACCTTGTTATGGGATTGGTTCTATTTGGTTGGTTATCCGATCAGCAATACTTCAGAGAATACACAGACATAAATACACTACAGAAACTACGTGAGAAGTCAGAAGAAGAGATCATGGATGATATGCTTCCATTCGGTTTCATCGATGACGGCAGAGACGACGTTATCGAACAACTCGAGTTGCCTAGGGGTAACTGGCTGGTGTCTGATATAGAGAACGAGTTTTTATAAATATCGTAGAATCTATAGCATACATTTTCCACTGGAAGGAGAACTCAAATGCCTTTTCAACTAAGTCCTGGCGTAAACGTCACTGAGATCGATCTAACAACGGTCGTTCCTGCAGTAGCTACTTCAACAGGCGCTATCGCCGGTATCTTCAATTGGGGTCCTGTCGATGAGCGCATCCTTGTCGACAATGAGACAAAGCTTCTCAATACGTTCGGTAAGCCTAACTCAAACAATGCAGAAACATGGTTCACTGCTGCTAACTTCCTAAGCTATACCAATAGCCTCTATGTTGTTCGTACAGCTAACACAACTTCATCTAACGGACTTATCGGTGCATTAAATGCCATCGCTAATACTGGTCTCGTAGTTAACGTAGTTTCTGAGCACGTTCTCAATGTCATGGACTTTGAGACGAAGAAGGATGTCGGAGCAGGTATTAACCTATTTGACGCTAATACTCGTTTCGTTGCAAAGTATCCAGGTTCTCTTGGTAATTCTCTGTACATCTCATCTGTCGATACAACAAACCAGTTTCAAGACACAGTCTATATGATTGGTGGACAAGCAAGTAACACATATGCAAATACAACTATGACAATGGCAGCTGCTATTGGTTCAAATGGCATTTATGTAACTGTTAATTCTATCCAAGGCGTGAACGTTGCTGCAAATGCCGCTGCATCTAACTTAGCAGCTTCTAATGCATATCTTCAGTATGTTATCTCGTCAATTGGAATATCTGATTACCTAATGATTGGTAATACATCTATTGGCAGCCAATATATGCAGTTCAGTGGTAATAGTGCAATTACTGTTAATGCTACTCATAGCTCTATCTTAATGTACTTTAATGATAACTATATGCTTGGAACTCAGTTCTTTGCTAACTCAACAGTTAATCCTACTGTCAATCATTATTGGGAGTTCTTTAACGTTGTATCTCAGCCACCAGCTCAGACTGACTATGTTGCTAACTTTGGTAACACAGCTGTTGTTGACGGTATGCACATTGTAGTTGTTGATCGCCTAGGTAAGTTCACAGGAACACCTGGCACTGTTCTTGAGACATTTGAGAATGTTTCTCGTGCAACAGATGCTAAAACAACCGGTGGAGCATCTAACTACTACCAGACAGTTATCAATCAGAACTCTCAATATATCTGGGCAATTCGTGATCGTACATCTGCACCGTCTAACTCAGCTATAAACCTTGTTGCTTCAACATCTGCTAACACAGGTCGCTGGTTCTTCCAGGGTGGTTCTGATGGTTACTCAGAAGACACTGCACCTCTATATGTTCTAGCCGATGGTTATGACATGTTTGGTTCAGCTGAAGACGTAGACGTTTCTCTGATTCTTCAGGGTCACCCAACAGGCGGTTCTACATCTCAGGGTGGTATGACTGTCTCTAACTTCCAGCTTGCTAACTATCTGATCGACAATATCGTTGAGAACAGAAAAGACTGCGTAGCGTTCATTAGTCCAGATGACGGTGTTGTAACCGGTAATATGGGCAACGAGGCAACTGCTCTTGTTAACTGGCGTAATGCTGTTCACGATAGCTCTTATGCTGTCATCGATTCTGGTTATAAGTATCAGTACGATCGCTACAATGACGTATATCGCTACCTGCCTTCAAACGGTGACGTAGCTGGTCTATGCGCACGCACAGACAATACACGTGATCCATGGTGGTCACCTGCTGGTTTCAATCGTGGTCAGTTAAAGAATATCGTTAAGGTACGCTTTAATCCACGTAAGGCAGATCGCGATCTTCTTTACAGCCACGGTATCAATCCGATCGTCATGTTCCCTGGTCAGGGCACTGTTCTATTCGGTGATAAAACAGCTCAGACGAAGCCATCTGCATTCGATCATATTAACGTTCGTCGTCTGTTCATTGTCCTTGAGAAGGCCATTGCAACTGCTGCGAAGTTTACCCTGTTCGAGTTCAACGACGAGTTCACAAGAGCACAGTTCAAGAACCTAGTAACTCCTTTCCTACGTGACGTTCAAGGTCGCCGTGGTATCACTGACTTCCTAGTGGTCTGCGACGCAACTAACAACACACCGGAGAGAGTGGATCGTAACGAGTTCTGGGGCGACATCTATATCAAGCCTGCACGTTCTATCAACTATATCCAGTTGAACTTCGTTGCGGTTAGAACCGGTGTTCAGTTCTCTGAAGTCGTTGGTCAGTTCTAATAAATAGATCAAAGGACAAGGAGTAATCAAATGGCCTCAGGTTTTAATATCAGTACATTCAAGGCAAGAGGTCTTACATCTGGTGGTGCAAGACCCTCCCTCTTCGAAGTGTATCTAACAATCCCGAGCTTCGTAGCAGCAGCTACTGGCTCGGACACAAAGTTCCGCTTTACCTGCCGTGCAGCTTCGCTGCCGGCAGCAACGGTCGGTACGGTCAACGTTCCATACTTTGGTCGTACAATCAAGCTAGCTGGCGACAGAACATTTGCTGACTGGACAGTCACGATCATGAACGACGAAGACTTTATCGTTCGTGCAATGTTCGAGAAGTGGTCTAACGAACTTAACAAGCTTCAGGCTAACGTTCGTAAGGCTTACAACTCAGAGAATGACTATAAGGCAATCCTTAACGTCATTCAGTACAGCAAGGACGGTGTTCCAATTCGTTCATACGACATCATTGGTGCCTTCCCAACTTCGGTTGATGCCATCACTCTTGATTGGGATACTACAAACCAGATCGAGCAGTTTGGTGTAACGTTTGCCTACGACTACTGGCTGCCAACCATTGGTTCAGAGTTAGTTAACTCTTACTATGGTGAAGCTGTTAGCCCGGTAGCAAGCTAATATCCTAGATTGATTATTGAGGGGGAGCTAGTCTCCCCCATTTTTTGAAAAAGGAAAATAGATGGCAGAACTATTCGGTTACGAATTTAAGCGCAAAGCCCCACAAGACATTTCACCGTCATTCACTCCAAAAGAGAATGATGATGGCGCAGTCGTAGTTGCTGCTGGCGGTTCATTTGGAACATATGTCGACCTTGATGGTACAGTGCGTACAGAGGCCGAACTTGTTACTAAGTATCGTGATATGTCTATGCAGCCAGAATGTGATTCTGCAGTTGACGAGATTATCAATGAGATGGTTGCTCTTGATGAGAAAGAGCTTGTTAAGATCGATCTTGATAGCTTAGAGATTCCAGCCAATCTTAAGAAGGCTATCACAGAAGAGTTCAAGAACTGCTTGAACCTATTAGATTTTCGCCGTCATGCGTATGAGATTATTCGCCGTTGGTATATTGACGGGCGTCTCTACTATCATAAGATTATCGATGAGAATGATCCAAAAGCCGGCATCAAAGAGCTCCGCTACATTGATCCACGTAAGATCCGTAAGATTCGTGAAGTAGTAAAGAAGAGAGTTCGTGGTGGTCAGCAAGCTGATTCTGTTATGACCAAGACACAGAACGAGTACTACATCTATAATGACAAAGGGTTTAATTTTGGTGCTCGAGCTACTGGCCCAACAACGGCCGGTTTAAAGATTGCCAAAGATACTATTCTACATGTCACATCAGGTTTAACTGACACAAACGGCACTATGGTGTTGTCACATCTACATAAGGCTATTAAGCCACTTAATCAACTTCGTACACTTGAAGATGCTCTTGTCATCTATCGCCTTGCCCGCGCGCCTGAGCGTCGCGTATGGTATATCGATGTTGGCAATCTTCCTAAGATGAAGGCAGAGCAATACATCCGTGATATGATGGTTAAGCATAAGAATCGATTAATCTACGATGCTGAGTCCGGCAACGTTAGAGATGACCGCAAGTTCATGACCATGCTAGAGGACTATTGGCTAGCTCGTCGTGACGGAGGCAAGGGTACGGAGGTTACTACTCTTGCTGGCGGTCAGAATCTTAGTCAGATGGATGACGTTCTGTAC